AAAATGTACGATTTCTTCACTGGAAAGTCTTGCTCCACCCTTGAATATAATCTGCAATACCTTTCCATAGGTGCCGTCAAACTTGACGTAAGTATCTTCTACTATTCCGTTCTGAACCTGATCCTTCTTGATTTCAGTGATCATTGACTTGACTACCCCAGCCTTGTCGGAGTCATTGCTCTCTACGAAGCCAATGTTGTTCATTCCCTTGTCGCATTGTGGACAGTTTGTGGATGCGTCAGACGACATACGAACTACGTCATCATCACGGCACCAGAATACGTTTTCAGTGACTGTCTTTGAGAGGTAGCCAGTTGCCATACCCTTTTCGATTCCAAGAACATTCGCAAATTGATTTGCTGGATTGTCTACGAGTGACAGTTCGCTCAATGTATAATCCTTGATTACTCTGTAAGACTTACCAAGATTCTCATCGTATACGTCATCAGTCTCATTTATCTCTCCACCAATTGAGAATCCTGTGAGAGTCCCGTCCAAAACCTTCTCCCAAGTATCCTGAGCGCCTTTGGAAACGTATGCTGAAACAACAATACCGTTATAGAATTTCTTGGAGTTGGGATCAAAGTACTTGTCCTGCTTGAATGAGAGAACCCTACCAGCAGCAATTGGCTGATGCATTTCTCTTAGATTGTTTCTGAATGTGGCAAAAGCCTTTACCGACGCCTCTGCGTCTACAACATCATTCTGTCTGTCAAGGTTATCTAGAGTAGCCCAACCAGTAACGATCCTGCGCTCCTTATCTACCTTTGTGATAGGCATGGAGAATCGGATTTGATCGACTCCTGTAGACAACTGCGCTTTAATGAGTTCCATATCATTCCTATTATACATGATGTTTTATAACAATTGCATTACGATGTTTTAGCGCCCTCGCCCTTTGGATTCCTGCCACTTACTGCTGCTGGTCCATCAGACTGATTATTAAGTCGCTCGCCATCTCTTGTCTTGTTCCCCGCCATATTGCCCTTCTCATCTGCTGCTTGACGAGCAGTAAGTTCAACTGGCTTGTCTCCACCTTCACGCTGTGGAAGATTGATTGCCTCTCTTGCTTCGTTTGGAACCATAATCTGATTCTTAACGTAACGCTCAAGGATCTGAGATTCAGCAATCTCATCGGTCAGGCTTACCTGCTTGAACTCAAGTTCAAGAACGTCTGTTTTTTCCTTGATGATCTTGTTGACAGCCTTCTGGATATATTCCTGTAGAGGCTTTGCTACCTGATCCCTGAATGTTCTATCCTGAGTCATAGCGGCTGCCAGATTTGATTCTGTACCGCCCAACTTGGATAGAGGTACTTGGTGTGCCATGAGAATGTCATCACGGTTACGCTGACGGTACTGATCGAACGATGCCTCTTGAACACCATTTTCAACTGGGTGCATTTCGAATTCAATCTTGCTACCCTCGCTGTCGCCTGGAAGCGGAATGTAAAGTGTTCTGTGAGACTGACCCTTTAGTCCAGTTTGGAAGAACCTGAACAACTTGTCCTCTGCCTCAGGAGTCAACTTGGCTCCCTTGACTGTAATGATGTAGCGAGGAACGGCCTTGTTCTCAAAGTAATCAATGTTATAGCGCTGTGCCATTTGGTCACCCATAAGTGATGGCAGCGCAGCAATAATATCTGGAACACCATAGAATGTGTTCAATGGAGAGTATTCCTTTAGATGGATAATCTCATTTGGGCGAGGATCATCAGTTACAGGATTTGGATTGCTTGCCCCGAAGTTTCGGAAGTATACAATCGTTCCAGCAATGATCTGAATATAGCCGTCGTGCAGCCTACGCACGCGCATGGTAGTTGCGGGGATGTGCCCAACATAGCCAATATCACCAGCGACTGTACGGCCAATCTCAATGTAGCCATTGCCAGTAGCCTGCATGTCTGTGACTACCTTTTCAAGAATTTTGGTAAGGGACTCGTCTTGGTTTAGATTCTCAAGCCAGTCACCCAACTGAATCTTGAGTTGCTCAATGCGCTTCTTTGCCTTTGTCTTTGCAGTGTCCTTCTCCATTGCCTCCAGTTTCATCAGAGTTGCAACGGTCATCTTGAAGTCATAGCCAAGACCTACAGTATTGGATACCTTGGTGTCAATGGCTGCGTGGTTGGCGAATGAAGTATCGTAGTAGGCTGAAAGTTCATATAGGTTATAGGGTGGAGTGATGAGGTCGAAGATTCCGTATCCATTGCGGTAGACCTGACCTGGATTGATCTGCTTTGATCCAACTGAATGCTTTGTGTTCTGTCCTACTGCATTTGAGTCACTCAGGTATTCTTCTGAGATCTGGCCATCTGCCTGACGAGGAACTTGATTAGTTACTAGTCGATACCCGCCGGGGGTAGCCTTCTCAGCACGCTGAGTCCTACGCTTGAAGTTCTTGTTCAGACCACGCATACCAATAAGTTCATCCCATGACTTATTGAATGGATCTGAGTCTGCCCAGATATCTTCAATGATCTGGTCTGCCATACTAGCATCTACCCAAATTGGCTCGCTCACTCTGCATCTCCATATAGTTCTAGTGATTTCTTTGCTGCGGCTACCGCACCAATGTCATTTAGGCTTGGAATCAGACCTTGGTCAAGGCGGTCAAGTTGCTCTTGATATTCCTCGTCTGTTGCCCTACCCACACCAGCATAGAACCAAGGCTCACCCTCTGGCTGGCCATATGCCGCCGCTGCTTCACGGATCTTTGCCATCTGTCCAATATCGCCCTTAATGGAAGGAATGTTCAACATGTTACCGTTACCGTCATTAAATAGGTGGCCATCTGGTAAACGCCAGAAGTAGAGTCCCCACTCGTATCCGAAGTGCTTACGCTGTGCATCACCCACATTTTGAACCGTGACCTTGCTCTTACCAATTTGGGCCGTTTTCTTATTACTCATGACCATATTATAGCAGATCAGGACGGAATATACTCAGTGGTGTACCAAGTTATGTCAGTATAGATGTTAACGTCGTCATTGTAGATAGATATTCCATCAGCGTCGTCCACTACAGATCTATTTGTTCCAATGTAGGTATTGTATATATCCTCTGACGTTGTTATGAATGATCCGCTTGCAGAGATTACTAGAACATCTTGCCAAGTTGTTCCAAGCGTACCGTTCCAATCAGACCACAAATTGTTTGCTGGTGGAGATGGGTTCGTAGGATCTGAGTTGAGAACATACTGCCAAGGTCTGTAGTCTATAGAGAACGACTCGCCCAAACCAGCAGACTGGTATGGAGTTACCGACTTGAACACTGTATCTGAGAACAGTCTTATAGATCCACTATATCCGTTGAACGTTAAAGAATTCGGGAATAGTATTGAGATTACATTCCATTCATTTGGCTCAATTACGGGATTGTTTACCTGAACACCATTTTGGTAGAACTCAGTCTCCACACCAACAGTACCGCCATTGGCCGATATAACGCCCCTTCCAGTACCATCATCTACCATTGTGAACTGAACAGATCCAGAATCGTAATCAATTTCAAATATTGCTGTTTCTGTCAAAGGAATGTTCCTATCGTACTTCATCCAAACGTCTACTATTCCAACCGTGTGGGTTGCAGACTTGTCTGAGTTTACTGGAATCATCATTCCGTATTCCTTGGATGTTGACGATTGAGTAAGCAACTTTACTCCCGACTTTTCTGTCAGATATAGATATGGAGTATTGCCCTTGTATATTAAAACTGGATTCTTTACTCGCTTGTCGTAGTAGAATCCGTTTCGTACATATGGAATAACTGGGTCGCCAAACTTGGTTCCGATCTTGGCAAAGGACATATCCTCCTGAACAAACGATGCCAACTCAAGTTTTCTCATTCTGAAAGGATTGCTTAGAAGTCCATCGTGCGATATCTTGAAGTTTATTACCATAGCAACCTGATTGAAATCTATTGCCGTTGGAGGATACACGACGGTATTGTCCAAGAATCCAAACTTTGTCTTATATGCAGCGTATGGGTTAGCATTCGTTGCCTCTTGATCTGCATCAATTACAAAAGAATCTGTTAGAATCTTTTCCAATGTGAAACTTGACAGAGGCTCGTCTGCACCCTCGGATAGCAACTGGAATGTAAGTTTTGGATCTAGGTATGTCGATGGTGAGAGTTGGGTTATCGTTATTGGGGTGTTATCAAGATTACTATACGTCTTTCCCAAGAAGTCTGCATCCAAGATTGAATACTGCTTTACGGTTGGATAGTTGTAATCGTTGTACAAGTCCTCATAAGTATATCGTGGGTTGTCAGCAATGTCAACTGCTGTCTCCGTATAGGATATTGGGCTGTCAAAGTTTATCTGGATGGCTCCAAGTTTATAGTTATCATTACCATACTCATCTTTCACTATCTTTGCAAAGTATGACAATGGGAAGTATTCTTCCCATTCTGCCGCCGCTGAAATGTCCAAGAAGAACCTGTTGAACCTATAGAATGCTCCAAGCGTATAACTCGCATAGTGCTGAGTCATAAGGTCTTGATCATCATAGATTGCAATGCCGCCGTCAAAGTGCTGGCTAATTTCTGAGAAGTTCTCTTGGTATGAGAATCCAACCCTATATATCTTTCCCTCAAACGTGCTTACTCCATTTCCACCTACGTACAGTTGGATAAGTTGTGGATTGGAAAAGAATTCTGATATGTCGTATGAAAGTTGAGACAGCGTAGGAATGTCTATTCCAGCAACAAAGTGTGTACTTGGAGATAGGATCGACACAGGAACTCCAAGGGTTTCTAGATCTACACCGTCTAGAATGTAGTGCAACTCATCATTGATTACTAGAATTTCAAAAGTCTTTCCACTTGTATTATTTACAAATGACATTAGTGGCTGAGTTTCAAGGTCAAGGTCGTATGGCTCAAAGATTCCATAGATTGCAGAAATCTGGTTATTGAGCATGTTAATAGACTCAAAGTTGAAATACGCTGGCTCTGTCCAGTTAGTACCATTTGCATTCCAAGCAGGTACTACTGAGGCTGATGCGTCTGCCGTACCCGCCCAACTGGCGTCTGGGAAGTCTCCATCAAAGAAGCCCTTTAGAGTTGTAGAGTTTTCAAGCAGTCCACCATCGACTAAGAATTTTTGTGCAGCAAGTCCAGCGGTTTGCTGCGTAACATATAGATACACAGATGCAGTTCCTGCTGGGGCAGTACCAGTTACACTAACCCTCACCCATCCATCAGCGTCGGTAATCGTAGTCAATGCTGGTGGGTATGTTACCGATATTGCTGCATTTGCAGAATCTCTCCAAGACAAATAACATCTGAGCGAAGATGACTGGTTTCCAGTTGGGATCTTTACGTAATACGATCCTGTGTATGTCTCACCTTCTATAACAGCAATATTTGTAGTTCTAATTCCAGATGCAGCAACTGCTGCTCTAGTTACCTCTAAGCAGGCAGTTCCTATATACGCATCAGTTGTTATTCTGGTCGTTGTCGTTCCAGTTCCGCTGGTTGCATAGCCATTTGAGTTTGTCTCAAATGATGGATTTGTGAGAAGATTAGCCCTTTTACCTACATCTAATACAGAAACAGACGCATGTGCAGTTTCTGGATTCTCCTTATCTCTTCCCCACCTTGCCCTTGGGTCCGTTGATCCATCGAAATAGAATCCTGCAGTTGGAGCCTCTTCTGCTATTACGGCATCTATGCCCCAAACTGCCGATGCCCTGCTTGCTGTAAAGTATTCTCTAACAACTATCCAAGCATAAGCAGCGTTTTCGGGGGCAGTTGCAGTAACTGAAATCTTTGTCCAAGATGATGAGGATATCGGAGTAGTTAGAAATGGAGATTCTCCTACGTATACCTTTGATGCATCATTCCATATAATGCTAATGCCAATGTCTGGATTTGCATACCCAGACACCCTCTTTACCATTGCAGATGCAGAATAGGTTGTGTTTGGAGTTACAGGGATTTGATCTAAGGCTGTGTTCATAATTGTAGCGCCATGCGCTGCATCTGAGGCAAAAACGGCACGGGTAACCTGCAGCCAAGCGCTTCCTGAATATCCTCCAGTAGTCTGACGAGCAATCGTTACGCTAGATCCAAAAGCGGCCCAAAGACTTGTATCAGTCTCTAGTGATGGGTTGGTAATCAGGTTAACCCTCTCGCTTGTGTCTATGTTTGGTCGGAATGTCACAAAGTTCTGATGAGTGCTATATGGGTACTCAAGGTTGTTTACTTTAAGATTATCGTCATACCATTCCTGCAAGTCTCTACCGCCCAAGTTTATGGTTGGCAACTTATAGTCTGGAAACTGAATATGATTTGGTGTTGCAGTTATATTCTCTGCGTACCCCGCATCCCAACGCTCTACGTCTGGGTAAATCTTGTTTGTTGCGTAGTTGGCATAAGCATATCCAATTGATGCAGTATCTCCAGTGAAGTAGTTATCTATAGTCTTTTCTGAATCGACTCCCTGCCCCCACACAAAGCGCTTCTTTGCAACAAGGTCTGGAACAGCATATGGGTAAATAGAAACACAGTCAATCTCAAATACCTCAATGTCTGAGTATGAAAAGAATCCCCACCAATCAAGTTCTGAGTTTTCTGCAGAAGGCAATGCAATTGTAGATCTATCTATGATTAACTCTGCTACCTGCTCACCGTTAATCAGGAGTGAGAATGATGGCCCCTTTGCCTCAAGGTGCACAAGCATTGGGCGGTACCATTCAGAAATTGGGTGTGACTGGACATAGTTGCCGATGACTAGAGATATTGAATTCTCAGAAACATATAGTCCATAGTCAGAATCCAGTGGACCAACGATTCTTTCAAATGTCGTTGTCCTTGGCTTTATCCTTAGCCAGAATTCAAGTGAATAGTCCAAGTACCTGCCACTTTCGTATAACATTCCTTTCCCTGGAAAGATGAAGGACGGGCTTCCAGCGGTAGCAGAATTCCTTATCTTAGTTATGTTTGAAGATCCGAATGCCATAGGGACACCTTCATTGAAGGCAAGCAACTTGTTATTTTCAGTTATGTAGTATGCATTTTCTGACATGACACCATATTGCTCTGCTGGGACTCCTGTGTATGCACTGACAGGATCTAGAAGCGTTATTGATTGTGCCCCTAGAGATACCGCCGATGTTGTCTCTGACCATTGACCAATACTCAGACCATTCATGGTGAATACGTGATCTACCGTTCCAGACGTTGGTGCAGTAAGGTATACCTTCAACTGGATCTGCATACTTTCTGCATCATATGCCGCTGGCACTTGGTTGACAGAGAATCGTATCCATGAACTGAACTGTGTAGCATCAATAGTGTCGATTAGATTCCAAACACTGTTCTTCAAGTATCCAATCTCGTACTTATCCACAAGTACGGACGCTTGATACAGATAGAAGTTGATGCTAAATGATTTTAAGTCTGTATTGAGTTGATTTGTTTGGAAGATGTTTTGGCTGGTAAGAGTGACTGTTTCTGTAACTCCGCTGTTGACCTTCCATGATGAATAGTCTACGCCCTCAAATGGGAGGGGATCTAATGGCTTGTAGACTGGATCATTATTATATGTCGTCCCCTTGCTTACCGTCCAAGTTGTAAGATATCTATGTTGGTTGGTACTAATGAGTGACAGGTAACTAACGTCATCGTCCAATGGCCAAATAGCAATAGGATGCTCTGAGTAAGCCTTTGTAGCAAAGTCGTTTAGTGGGGTTGCCATGTGTTCTCCTACCTAATTATAGCAAAGACGGGGCACCCTTTCAAGTGCCCCGCCTTCTTGCCGATCTATCATGCAGAAACTAAGTCTACTACCTCGCATACGCCTGCAGCGCAAGCAAGTTCTTGTGATCCTGTTGTTGAATCTTCAATCTCATAGATTGGGAGTGACTGCCAAGGAATGTCCTTGGGCATCTTGGCTACCGCCGCTTCGTACTCTTCCTTGGTGATTTCTTGGTAAGGCGCTTGTTTGTAACTATGCTCAGACAGCGGAAGGAAGGAAACTCCACCAATGCTATCAAAGTTATTGTATACCCAAGCACCTACATCTAGCCACTCATCCTCTGCCACATTGATCGTGACAGATGGATTATGCTCTGTCCAATGAGTCCTGTAGATTTTCCATACCTCAAGGTGGTCAATTGCTGACAGGCTCTTTGTTACCGTCGCACCATCTGGTGCCTTGATTGGGAAGTAGAATACCGTGGTGGCATCTGGCTTCATCACATCTGGCTCGTTTGGTACCCCGAAGTCCTTGAGGAACATGGTCAGCGGATCTTTGTTGTCAGCACGAACGGAACGAATGTAGTACTCAGAATACCAAGGATGGATACCGCTTGATACCCCCGTCAACTGTGATACCGTTCCTGAGGGCTTGACTGTCGTGATTGACTTGGAAGCCTCAATTCCTAGACGGTCTGCCTCCTTCTGATTCTCATACACTGCCTGCCAACGCAGATCATCAAGGATGGCTGCAAGGCCATCGTGGACGGTACCAGTAAGAGTATTGCCAAAGATTCCAGTAAGAGAAACGCCCAGAAGTCTCTCTTCCTCAGAATTATCCTTCCAGATCTTACGAATGTACTTGAAATTAGTCAGAGTTGACTGCCACGTACCAAGAATGGTAGCGAGGCGAACCTTCTCCAAAAGAGTCTCAAACGTATCGTCTGCTGAGATGACTACCTCTGTCAAGTTGCAGAACTGGTTGGCACGAAGAAGAATCTCCCCGCAGGGATTTGTTCCAGCGACCTTACTTGAATCCCTGCGACCGAACTTATCAATGTGCTTTCTGACAGAATCCATGTTATAAATTCCGCGTTCTCCTGACTTTGACTCATAGAGGTTTCTCCACTCTCTTAGGAATTGTGCTGTATTGGGCTTCATGTTGTATACCGCCGAATTGTTGGCAAGGGCACGCTGTGGCTCTGTCTCCCACCACTGTCCTGACTTTGCCTTGGCCATTTCAAAATCATCCAGATTAGAAAGACTGATCAAAGCAGAACGACGAACGCCACCTACGACAACAACCTCTCCCACCTTGCACATGAGGTCGTGTGCCTCAATCGACTTGAGCCTGCGTCCCTTGGCGATCTTGAATGTCTCAACTGTAAACTTAAATAGATCGTTTAGTGGCTCTGGACCCGATGCCCTGCCACCGAATGTCTTTAGGCGTGCCCCCGCAGGACGCACCTTTGACATGTCCCACTCTGGAATCTGGCCAGTAACCAGCAGTCCGATTAGTTCCTTGAATGCCTTTGCCCACCCTAACTTGGAATCCTCTACAACAATGGTGGTATTGGTTGGATACAGTTCTTCGGCAATGACTGGCAATGCACTTACATACTTTTGCTCTACGCTGAATCCAACTCCCGTGCCATTCATCAGGATGTACATAGCCTCATCAAAGGCTCTCAGGCTGTCTACGGC